GGGATGGTACGGACGCTGGTTGAATACTGGGCCGTTCACTTCCCGCCTGGGAGATCCGCGGATCAGCTACGACGGAGGGCGAGCCGTCTGGGGATCACGGGGTCCGGTCCAGAGTCATGATGGGCATGATAGACGTCGTGTACGCGGTGGGACCGTACAGTAAGTACGGTGATGCCGAGCTTCGGTACTCCTTGCGCAGCCTGGAGATGCACGGGCGTGGGCTAAGAGACCTGTGGATCATCGGCCATTGTCCAGAGTGGATCTGTCCCGACCATCACCTGCGCATCCCAGACTTCAGTGGGAACCCCCACGCGTGCACTGCACTGAAGGTCCTCGTGGCGTGTGCACAACCCGAGCTAACCGAACAGTTTGTGTTCATGTCAGACGATTTTTTTATCGGGAAGGACGTGGACCTGATCGAGCTGCCTCACTACTACTTGGGAACCCTTAGTCGGGTAGCAGTTCACCATGGAGGAGCGTATCAGCAAGCCTTGAGAAACACGGCAGCTGCCTTGTCCGGCAGGGGATACCCGACTAACTGCTACGAGGCTCATGCCCCGATGCGGATCGAGAGAGATCGGTTTGGGGACACGTTGAGGAAGTACGAGTGGGAACACCCTCGGAGGTCTCACTGGGTCCTCTGGAGAAGCCTGTACGCAAACACGCTGCGCGTGAAGGGGGTGTTCACGAGAGACGTAAAGCTGTTCTCTGAGAGAGAGACCCCAGACGAGTTCGTTGCGCGTGCCATGGACCGGGGCCCATTCTTCAGTACGGAGCCACACTTGTCGAACGCAATGATCCGTGGCTTCGACATCCTATTCCCAACGCCCTCTAGGTGGGAGGTGCCCCTATGCTAACCCTGATCGGGCCGGAGGTTCGTGAGAGCGGGCGAGTTCTATCCTGTCAGGTATGCTCAGAGGGAAAGACGCGCCTACTGTGGTACCGCATTCCTACCGAGTGGACAGGGCTCATTGCAGAGACCGTTGACCCGTTTGTAACTGCTCTACTACCGATAGCAATGAAGCACGGGGACAAGATCGTGGTGGGAGCTCCGCTATCCGAGCGTTTGTTCAATGCGCTCATGGGCCCCATTCAGGATGCCTTGGTAGAGGTCAGGCCCGACCTGCAGAAGGTTGAGATCGAACCGGTTGACCTGCGAAGCAATCCAGTCCGGGATGGCGAAGGCTTGAGAGCCACAGGATTCTCCGGCGGAGTGGACTCGTGGTGGGTTGTTGGTCAATACCTCAACGGGTCCAACCGGTTGGACATCCTAACGTTTCACGATGTAGGGAATCATGGTTCAGGAAACAAGGGGAGGGTGCTGTTCGAGCGGCGGTTGGCCCGTGCACGGGGTAGTTCTGAGCTGATCGGGCTGCCCCTGGTGGTGGTAGAGTCGAACCTCCATGAGTTCATCTACTCTGGAGGCCTCCGGTTTGAGGTGGTACATGCGTTCGCTAACCTGTCCGTGGCACAAGCCTTGCAGGAAGGCGTGGGGGAGTTCATCTACGCAACCTCGTACCAGGAATCGGTGAACCTGAGGCCCCACCATGACATAAGCGTGGCGAACCCCGTGGTAGTACCGGGTCTTGGAACCGAGTCCTTGGAGTGTCGGGTTGAGGGTGGCCGCCTGAGCCGCGTGGAGAGGACCGCAGAGGTGGCCCAGATTCCTGAGAGCCATAACAGGCTCGACGTCTGCTTCAACAGCCCGGAGCACGTAATCAACTGTGGAAGATGCCTGAAGTGCGTACGGACCGCACTGACGTTGGAGCTACTCGGAGAGATGGAGCACTACCTGGACGCGTTCGGAATGGCTGCGTATAGGAAAGTGGTACCTGCGTACGTCCGGTTGATCCTGTGGAGCGGCAAGGTACGGGACCCGTTTCGGCAAGATCCACTTGCCATGGAGATCCTGGACTACGCAGAGAAAAACGGGATTGACCTCGTGAGTACCTACCTTGGACCGCAGGAGGCGGAATGAAAGCGTTCTGGAGCCGGTGTGCCAACGGGGCGAACTTCGGAGACGTTATCACGCCATGGCTGTTCGAGAAGCTCGGGGTCACACTGGAGTGGACGAAAATCCGGTCGGCAGAGCTGGTAGGTTGCGGGAGCATCCTGGGCTATGTCCCTAACGGGTACTCCGGGATCGTACTGGGTAGCGGAATGATGTACTCAAAGGACCGGAAGAATCTAAGGAAGGCAAAGGTGCTTGCACTGCGTGGAGCCCACACGAAGGAGAGATGTGGTCTGCTATCAACGCAGAGGCCCGTGTTGGGGGACTTGGGGCTTGCGATAACGGAGTTCGTTCCCAGTGAGAGGACGTTTGAGTTTCGGTTGGGCGAGATCCCACACTACGTCGTGTACCCGGACGTTGCGAAGATGCACTGGAATCACCCGCCGGATCATACCCTCCTGATTGACGTGCTGAAGCCAGTGGACGAAGTCATTGCCCAGGCTGCAAAGTGCGAACGGATCGTGAGTAGCTCTCTGCACGGCCTGGTCCTCGCGGACTGTCTCGGAGTCCCCTCAATGTGGATCAAGGACGAACGAGTCTTGGGTAACGGGTTCAAGTTTGCCGATTACGCGAGTGCGTTTGGGATGTCCATTGAGCCTGGGATCTGGAGGCAGGTGCCACACGCTCAGGTTGTAGCCCGTGGGAAAGAGCTGATGGACCTTGCCCGCGATGTGGCGAAGGAGGTCGCAGATGCCACGACCTAGCTTTCGAGACGAAGATGAGGACGAAGATGAAAACGAAGATGTAGAGGACACCGCAAGTCTCCCAGAAGCCCTTAGCACCTGGATCGAGGAGGTTATCCGAGATGAGGTGAGGTCATTCCTAAACTACCTGTGGGACGATGGTGGATTGAAGGACGTCCTGAAGGATGCCGTGCGAGAGGGGGCCGCGGAGGCAGTGGAAGACGTGGCATCAAAGCAGCCCTGGCGGCAGTTACTCGGAGGCGAGAAGAAGCGATGAGCATTCTGTCTATCTCGATCATGGCGCACCCGTCCCGCAAGGAGTGGGTAGAAGGCCTGGTAGCCACTCTCGGGAACGTACCCGTGTCCTGGGATCATGGTGATGGCCTGTGGGCCAACTGCAGGAGAGCGTGGCAGATGCACGATCCTGAGGCGATATGGCACCTCGTTCTCCAGGACGATGCGATCCTGTGTAGTGACTTCAGGCGCAGGGCCGAGAGGTTCCTCGTGGCCAATGCCCCGCTAGGCTGCGCGGTTAGCTTCTACTTTGGCAGGACGCGGATGGATCCCGAGGATATAGAGCGCGCAGATAGGGATGGGGAGATTGTACGTGAGTGGCTTCGGTGGGGACTCGCAGTGTGCCTGCCTGTCGGTGTGATTCCCGCAATGATCGAGTCAGGCGACAAAGACTCCAGCTTGGATTCAGACGGGAAGCCGTACCCTGACGACACGAGGATTGCCCGGTTCCTGAAACGGAGAGGGATGCCAGTCGTGTATCCCATCCCATCTCTGGTAGACCATCGGGAGGGGGAGTCGCTGGTCGGTGATCCCGGCAAGGGACGCCGGGCATGGCGGTTCCTGGGAAACGACAGCTAATTCCAAGGGCTATGCCCAACTCGCTCTAGTGTCTGTCTGACGCGGACAAATGTCTCATAAAATTACCCCCTCAAAGTGTCGACAAGACAGCACTCTGGGTGTATTATACAACCACAACATGGCCCACCAAGGGAAGGGGGGAGACCAAATGGACCACGGAACAGAGGGTAGGGAAATAATCCGGTGGAACGTGCAGGCCGCGGCAGAGGAGGAGGCTGTCGTCCGCTGCCAGTTGTGCCGGGCAGTCGTTACAGAGACGAGCCCGGATGGTTTGTGTGCTGAGTGCACATACGACGCGCTCAGCACAGCGGTTGTGGCCTTGGCCGAGGAGGCCGAGGCCGAAAGGAGGTGGCCATGGTATCGCCAGTAATCTCCACCATCGGCGGGGTAGTTCGGAACCACGTGACTGAACGGGCAAATGCGCCCGTTTTTCTTGTGGCCGATGGTGGTTGCGAGTGGGCCGCCCGACTCGTTCGGGTGGATGGTGAGGATCTCATCGTTCGATGGGAACTCCACGGGGTTCCTATCTACGGGAGATACCATCTGGACAATGCAAGGAGGATCGCATGAGCGAACCCGTACAAGGAGAACAGGTGGTACCTGAAGGGGTACAACCTGCTTGTGGCAAGAGGGGCAGGAAGAGCCCCTCAGTAGAAGTTGTGCCCACTGACGGGCACGTTGCTCTCATAGATGGGCTCGAGAGCAGCGTGGCTCGGTTGAGCGCGGCGAACAGGGCCCTAGATGAATTCGTTCGGGAACTCGTCCCGGAGAAGGAGATCATCTGGGTGGAAAACAAGCAGGGCGTACGGAAACCCGTCTTGGAAAGGGGGACGTACGCCAAGGTTTTCCGAGGGCTATGTTTGACAGAGCCCGAGGAGCCGAAGATCGAACGGGTAGAGATAGGACGTGGGGAGTACATGTTCGAGTGTACGACCTACGTTGAAACGCCCTGGGGCACCAGGGCGTACGGTTTCGGGGTGGCAGCGACAGATGAGGTCGCGGCCATGACCCGAGGAGGACCCGTACCAGTTGGAAGGAGGGTACACGACGCCAAGGCAAGGGCGCACACCAGAGCTTGGGAGAGGGCAATCGGTAATCTGATCGGCCTCGGGGTTCTCGGGGAAAGCGAGGCGGAAGGCTCGCTGGACCTGTCACAGGCCGATCAACCGATCCAATTCATCGGGGCCCTGGCCGAGAAGAAGGGCATCTCGGTCAAGGGGTTGGAAGACTACTGCCAAGCCCGGTTCGGGTCGAGCCTAATCGGGCTGGATCTCCGTCACATCCCAACCCTCAAGGCAACCCTTGAGGGTATCAGGGATATTGAAGCCTTCGAGAAGGACCTCGACTACTGGCGGGCTCTACAAAAAGAGAAGGAGGGAAAATGAAAACGAAGCGCCCCAGTATGCAACAATTGGAGGAATGGCTCATGGAGGACGGTGGCTGTGAGGCCACCGACGGCTGCTGGGTGGAGCCCGATGGGGTTTGCCCCCACGGGTGCAAATCCTGGTTACTGGAGCTGGGATGGGTAGCACACTCCATCCCTCCACTACAGGCAAAGGGGTCAAAGCATGGGGAACGAGTCGTAGGGGGAACCGTTGACTGGGGAATCATTGAGTTTTGGATCGAGGACGGGGAGGAGGAGTGATGAGTAGCTACATCGTGGACAAGGAGCACATCGTCTACCTCGTAGAGGCAGCGATGGTCAGAATCGGGCATGGCGATACAACGTCATCTGGGCCAAGCCTAACATGGTATGTTCGAGGGCCTTACGGCGAGGTCGTTTACATCAAGGAAATCTACCTGGACTCGTCTCCAGAGGAACGGCTCCAACTAGCACAGCTACTTCTGGACACAAACGTTCTTGCAGTGCGCGAGAGATACCCTGATGAGAACGTAAAACCTCGCTACAGACTGACTGTCCATGACTTCAGGAACCTTCACTGGGAAGAGCCTCTCGACCCGATTCAAGTGATTGCATCGTGCCACTGCTACGAGTACCAGTGTTCGGACGATCCAGACTGGTACAGGACGGAGGCATACGCGTTCATTCAAGCTCTGGAGAGGAAAGCGACATACGGACTCCCCGGCATGGACAAGGCTATATGGGGGTGTCCGGCTCCCACGTGGCCGCTGTACGAGGAGTTGGAGGAGGTGACGAAATGACCGAGGAATGGCCCGATAGCATCTTCGAGACCCCACCAACGTGGGGTGACACGAAGTTTCTGGACGAGAAAACCCTGCAGCGAGCCTTGGGGTTCCTGCGAGAGGATCTAGGCTGGGATGTGGATGCCTCGGAGTGTAGAGAGTGGGTACACCGAGGCAATGGCGAGTACCGCACCCCCTTCTCTGGAAACGTCAGGTGGGAGTGGCGGATGAGGTTCAGGAAGTCTACCCTGAAGGGAGAGTGGGAGCCTGAGTTGGGGGAGACAGCATGATCGTGAAGAAGCGGTACGTGAAGGTGACGGCTGCCAACCTAAGCTTGTTCGGGGACCCTCAGAGGTACGAAGTCGTACCGATGTTCGAGGGGATGGCACCGGAATTGTGGGAGTTACAGGAGGTAGAGTGCGATGATCCCATGATCTCAGACGAGACAGAAGAAGTTGACTTAGAGAAGCTCGTGGCGGAGTATTATCCTGGCCAGAAGGAAGGCGGGAATGGAAGTCACGGCACAGAAAGCTAGGTACATCTCCTTGTCCCAAGCCCGGATGTGGCTACGGTGCCAGCGTCAGCACTGGTACCGGTATGGGATGGGCCGGATACAGCCTCCGAGCGGGGCCATGGTCGTGGGCTCTGCGGCCCACAAGGGGATCCAGCACCACATGACCGTGAAGGCCCTGAAGGAGGTTGATCCTCCGTGGGACGAGGTGGCTGATGCCTACTCCCAGGCGTTCGACGAGCAGGCACCTGATGCCCTATGGATCGGGGAGGACCCCGGTACAGCGAAGGATCGCGGGTACGCCACCCTGGAAGTCTTCCACAAGAACGATGCGCCGAAGATCGTCCCGGCTAGTCCAGACCTGATTGAGAGGAAGATAGAGGTCCCCATGGGGCTCGACGGAATCACCATCGCCATGGTGCTGGACCTCATGGACGCGCAGTCCAACTTGATGGACTTCAAGGTGACCGGCAGGCGTCCGGGGTCGGTGCCTGCGGACGTAGTCGCGCAGCTCCGGCTCTACCAGTACGGGGCAAACTCAATCGGGCTCCCAGTGGACAACCTTCAGGCAATCTACCTGGTCGCCACTAAGGAGCCGAACACGGTAACCCACAACGTGACGAAGGGGACACCGTCGGAGGTGGCAGGGATCCTCAGGATGCTGAGAGACGTACGACTGTCAATAGAGAAGGCGTACGAAGACCAGCTCTTCCTGCCAGCGCTACAGGGTTCGTGGTGGTGTCAGGAGGATACATGCGGCTACTGGAAGGAGTGTCACAGAGACTTCGGATAGTTGGGCTTTCAGGGAGGACGTCGCTACAATACATCACAAGGAGGCAGAATGACAGGGAACGATGATATTAGTGCAACAAGTGGTGGGATGTACCATCCCATCCTCGTGACGAAGTACGCGGAGCAAGTATTCCTTGAGGCAATGCAGTGGATCGAGGAATACAACCGCAGGCACCCCGAAGACAGGCTTTCCATGAGTGGAGGCTTGCTACGCCTGGCGAAACTGGGCCTAGAGGCAAAGAAGGAGGCTAAATGACACGGCGGCGCAAGGTGATTATGTTGTACTTCTCACCGAAGTCCGACCTACTGAACGAGATCGTGAGCTACGCCCATGACAACGGGCTAACAATCAGTAGGGCGGTCTGGACGCTAGTGGAGCGGGGCCTGGAAGCACAGCGCTCCTGAAGGAGGCAAACATGGGGCCGGAGACAAACGAAGGGCCCCGCTCCCCAGCGGGGCCCACTACAGGAGGAGTGATGGGGCATTATGCCGCAGAAGCGGCAGGTCTAGAATACCACAATGCCCCAAGGATGTCAAGTCAAGGCGAGGCTCCAGAGGAGAGCTATCGGGGATTGGGAGGGGCGTACATACCCGCTCACGTCCTGTTTGCCAAGGGGCTCTCTCCGAGAGCAAAGCTCCTCTTCGGTCGGATCATGGGCCTCGACTCGGGCGAGAGAGGATGCTATGCGAGCAATGAGTTCCTGGCGCAAGCCTTGGAGATCGAGCCCGAGACCGTGACCCGGATCCTCTACGAACTCATTGACCGAGGCTTCATCGTCCGGGAGTTCGTGAGAGTGGGCAACCACGTTGAGCGCAGACTCTACCCGGCAGGCTTTCCTCAACCCGCTGCCCGCTCACGCTCACAGGATAACTCACAGGTTCCCAACCCCGATCCGATACCCGAACCGATCCCACTGGACGAAGAGACCCGGATGCCAGATCCGGGTAGTAACGTGCAGCCTCCCGTTACAAACCCAACAACCGATTGCGATGGGGTGGATGGGAGATCCGGGGTAGATGAGAGATCCACCCCCACCCGGATGGTAGATCCACCCCCACCCGGATGTACGATCCGGGGAGAGTATAGAGTAGAGACAGGAGTAGAGGAGAGTAGTATAGATAAGAGGGGAGATGAGGGGGAGTGGGGGAGAAGAGGGGGAAGTCGGGACGTGAGACTCGATCCTCTAGCCGTGCAGGTGCTCGAAAGGCTGAACGTCAGATGCAACAGGCACTTTCAGCCTACGAGAGCGAACCTGCGATACATCCGGGGGAGGTTCCGGGAGGGCTGGAAGCCGGAGGACCTGATCCTGGTGATCGAACACAAGGCGGCACAGTGGGGCACAGATGATCGGATGCAGGAATACTTGCGACCTCAGACCCTGTTCGGTCCAGAGAAGTTTGCTGGGTACATCGCGGCGGCACGCGACTGGGACAGCAAGGGGAGGCCGGACCCCAAGTGGAGAGCCGGGGCCCCAACGAACGTCGTGGGGCCCGAGGACGACCTGGCCCGGTTTGTTCGGCAGCAGTACGGTAAGACGAAGGAGGCGTGATGTCAGACCTAAACGAGTTCACCGCCACGGGCAGGCTAGTGGAAGACCCCGATCTGAGATACACGGCGGAGGGCACGGCCCTTGCAAAGTTCAGGCTTGCGGTGAATGGCGTCCCACGCAAGGACAGAGAGGAGCAGGAGACGTTGTTCATCCCGGTAACAGCATGGGGCAAGCTCGCGGAGACTCTGAGTGAGTATGCGAGGAAGGGTCACCGTATCGGGGTTTCGGGGAAGCTGAAGTTGAACAGTTGGACAACGCAGGACGGTCAGAAGCGTCAGCGCATTGAACTTGCTCTTCGGAGAGCCGTGTTTCTGGAGCCGAAGAAGGCCGATGGCGGGGCCCCGCAAACCCTGCCTCCGGAGGCCCATGAGCCAGAGAGCGAGGAGGTGCCATTCTAATGATGATCGGGGCACCGCTAGGGCAAAGGTTCGAGGGCATCAGGCTCGAGGACGTGCACGTGCACGACGGGAACAGGGTCGCGGTAGAGCTGGCCCGGAGGATCGTGGAGGGGGAGGCACTGAGCCTCCTCCTCTACGGAGAGACGGCACGGGGAAAGACCACGCTACTCGCGGCAGTGCTGAACGAGGTGAACGAAAAGTGGCCGTCGGGTCGGTACGCGTACTGGCCTCTGGGAGAACTAGCAATTGCGCGCCGAGCCGCGATAGCAGCGCACGAGGACGACCCGATCTGGGGGCTTCTGAACGCGACGGTGGTCGTGATTGACGACATCGGAGTTGAGGCTCCGAGCGACTACGCCATGGAGGGGCTCCAAACCGTAGTGGACAGGCGCTGGCGAGATAACCGCCCCCTGCTACTCGGAAGCAACCTGAACCCAACGGACAGGGAGTTCAGTAAGCGGTATGGACCTCGAATCCTGCGACGGTTCGTGGACCGGTCAGCCTGGCTCTGCGAACTGACCGGGGATAGCTGGGCGATGAAGCAGGCCCCACGATCTCCGGGCGACGTGGCGGGACCCAAGTGGACCGACAGACTAGGTGGCAAGAACAGGGCCTACGAAACCCTGGAACGGGTCAGGCAGGAACGCAAAGAGGTCCAAGACGAGGACCCTGAGGCACGTGCAGCCGCAATGGAGGCCATCGCCCGCCTGAGAGCAAAGACCGAAAGAGACCCAGCCTCAAAGTAACACCCGCACCAGATGGGACAAATGTCTCCCCACGAACTCTTAACACCGATAACCTGGGGTTGTACAATAACATCAGACACCGGAACAAACCGGTGCCCAAAGGAGGAGGGAAATGAAAAGGAGAAAGAGAGGTACGGAAGAGTACGACGTTCCCCCGGTGGCGTTTGAAGATGCCTGCGGAGGGATGGTATTCGTCAATGGGAAACCCGTTTGGGTTTCCATCGGTGGCCTCGTAGAGGACTGGAAAATCCAGGAGTATAAAGAGCGAGGTGATAGGTCATGAGGGCTCTTGCGGAACGAAGGTGGGTCGAGGAAACCAACGCCGACGATTGGGCGTTGGTTGTAAAGAGCCTCTATGAGGCACACGGGATCTTGGCATCCGGGGCCTCCAAGGCCACAGGGCCATACGAGGAGGAGTTCTTCTCGCCCGAGGACGTCGAGTGGCGCTGCCCGAAGCTCCCACTTGACGTTCTCGTTAGGTCCGGTTGGTACTCAATCGTGCTCTCCAGGGGTTGCCGCCTAACTGGAGAGCTGGGCGAGAACGGTGAGCCGGCCTCCGTGAGGCTGGAGGTTCTGGACGGTCAATGGGAACCCTGGCACGGGTCACACTACGCAGATACGGCCCTGTTGTGGTTCGTGTCGGTCCTGCTGAGGTGAAGAATGAGCTCGTCTACAAGCAGGATATTGGAGGTAACTAAGGAGGAGTTTGTCGGGATTGTTCCACAAGAAGCCCGAGCGGCCATCGTGGCCCGGTATGATGTGGCCCGTCACGATGCACAGACAGACTACTACCACATCGGCAGCGTGTTTGACGTAGTGTTGGGATTCTCTAGCCACCAGCGTGACATGTTCATCGAGCTGCGAAAGATGGCAGCTCGGTTTGGGCCGACAGAACACCTCGGTCCCGGAAAGAACCTGTACAGGATCAGAGCCGTGCTCACGACAAACGTCAACTGCGGTGGTTACATGGAATGGGCAGGTCAGTTTTCTCCGATCCACAGGCACTTCGAGCCGGGAGGAGACGGCAACAGCAACCCGTTTTTCAGCGTGGAGGAAGCGGAAGCGTTCATCGCTTCATCTCCTGAGCTCCCGGCGTACGACTATCAGGGCCAGCGTGTAACGGCGGAGTTGCGAGTGTTCGAGGAGAGCATCGAACACCGGGAGAAGTTTGCTGGCGGTAGAGGTTACTACCTGAAAGCTGATAGCACGTATTTCACCGGATGGAGTGTCTGTAAGTACCCCTTCCCTCGATGCCTTGGGGCCTTTCGCCCACAACTGACAGGGCTGTCCAGGTTCATTGTGATAGATACGCTTGTTCCGCCCGGCATGGGAAGAATCGTGTCCGGGCCATGGGAGGCCGTTCCGGATGAGCCTGCCGGGAAGCTAGCCAAGGCAATCGAGGAGGTGATCGGAGAGTGAGCGAGGTTGGAATGGACAACGAACCAAGATTTTCGGTGGCTGCAGTTGGCTCTGTAAAGAAGGATCTGCTTCTGAAGTTGGGATGGAAAGCTGATCCTGTCACAGACATCTGTTGGGCTCACGTGTCACGGCTACCGGGGGCACCCGAGGACGTTGCGAACGAGATTCTCATAGTCGCCAACGCAAAGGCCGTGTACGTGTACAGCTACGAGAACGACCAGACTCGGATCGTGGCCGTAGCTGGGGACGAAAAAGGTGCAGCAGATGTGGCGCTAAGATGGGCCAAGGATATACGCGCTCTACACATGGCCTACAAGGCCATGGCCAACGGTCAGCGAAAGCGAGTGAAGAGAGGAGATCGGTGGCTCGACAACGCAGAAGACCTTGTGAGGTACTGTCGAGACATTCCACGGGTGATCCTAGTCAGGAGCGGATGGCACGAGGTAGGGGACGTTCAGAGGGCACTCGTGCCCAGAGAGTACATGATCGTGCTCTGCCGCGATCAGTTCGCGTCCCATGTGCTCTGGGAACTGCAGATTGTCGGTGAGCTAGACGAAAAGGGATGGCCTGAAACGGCCTCTTTCCAGTGGGCTGGGTATGGAGAGATCGGGCACCCGGTGATTAGGGCAAAGCCAAACGAGGATGCAGATACCAAGTCAATCAGGGATGCGATCCTGTGGTATGCGAGCCTGTTCAACTATACGGCGCACGAGGAGAGGGAATGACAGAAGAGAGGAATGATGCAATCGGGAAGGTAACAGTCGGAGACATTGTCAGGGAGTGGCTCCTCGAACACGACTGCGATGGTCTGTGTTTGGTGCGAGACAATGGCCATGGCTACGACCGTTTGTGTGCGTGTTCAATGGAATCTCTTATCGTGTGGTGTGGGCCTTGCTCGCCGCTTGAATGCGAGCCAGCGAAAAGGATGGCGGATGGGCTTCTTCACCCGAAGAGGAAGGAGGTAACAGCATGAGCGATCAGGCAAAGACAAACGCAGACATCGTGTGCTCAAACGAGGGCTCCATTGTGCTTTTCCTGCCCACGTCGGAGGCCGGGAGGTAGAGAATATGGCTTATGGAGGAGCGGCTGCGGCGTATGCGGCAATGGTACAGGCGGTAGAGGCTTCGGGAGCGATTATTCGCATGGAGCCGGATGCCTTTAACATTGTTGTATCGAAAGCAGACAGGCCCCTGGTGGTAATCGCTCCCGGCGGCTGGCCCAGCAAGGGGTATCAATATCTGACCTCTTACAAAGGCCTGATATTTTATACCCGGAGTAAAAATCAAATACAGCTTCCGGGAGGCGCTGAAGTGATATCCGCCAAACAGATCTGGATACCCTCATAAACCGGTTTTATCCTCACCATAACAGGTTTATTGACGGCAAAGCGCCTGTTGTTCGGTCCTGTTTGGATATCACTCTGAGGAGGTAGAGATGCCCTATACCCGCGGTGGTGCCCCAGTGCGCAGGATCCACTGGGTTCGGGCCAGCAAGCCGAAAGGGAAGCCCGCCCAGTACGTGTTGGGGGTCAACTTCCCCAAGTGGATCTCTGACGCGTACAACCTCAAAGGTGGGGAGCACGCCTTCTTCCAGATTGACGGTCCGGACAGGCTCGTTATCGAGATCGTCCGGTCGGAAGAGAGGCTTCGTGAGATCTATTCTCACTACGCATCCCTTGCTCTACAAAGGCACAAGGAGTACCAGAAGGAGTGGTACCGGAGGCGTAAGGCTGCAGAAAAGGCTTCATCTTAGGGAGGATGGAGGGAATCATGACCGACGGGTGGAAGAACAAGCTCTACTTCGGGGACAACCTCAAGATCCTACGTGAGTACGTTCCCGACGAGAGCGTTGACCTGATCTACCTGGACCCTCCGTTCAACTCCAAGGCCACCTACAACGTCCTCTTTGCGGAGCAGAATGGCACACGATCAAAGGCACAGATCAAAGCGTTCGACGATACCTGGCACTGGGGGATGGAGTCAGAGGAGGCGTTCCACGAGCTTATCACCAAGGGGCCGGGGAAGCTCCCGGACCTCATGGACGCGCTCCGGCGGTTCCTCGGGACGAACGACATGATGGCGTACCTCACCATGATGGCGATCCGGCTTGTGGAACTCCGGCGCGTCCTGAAGGCGACGGGGAGCATCTACCTCCACTGTGACCCGACGGCGAGCCACTACCTGAAGCTCGTGATGGATGCGGTGTTTGGGGGGGAGAACTACCGAAACGAGATCGTCTGGCAACGGACCAACGCTCACAATATGAGAACGGCCGCTTGGGGTAAGGTGCACGACTCGCTCCTGTTCTACACCGCGGGCCGCGAGTTTGTGTTCAACCAGCAATACGTCCCTTACGGGGAAGCGCAACTCTCGCGGTACGAGTATGAGCCGACCACACAACGCTATTTTACAGGCCAAGACTTGACAATGATGGGAACGAACCCGGAACGGCAGTTTGAGTGGAGAGGGGTAAGACCGCCCGGGAATAGGGTTTGGGCGGTCTCTCGTGAGAAACTGGAAGAGCTCTGGATAAACGGGAGAGTGCTTACGAAGAAGGATGGCTCGCCACGTCTGGATGGATGGAAGGTTTATCTCGATGAACGTCCGGGGAAGGTTGTTTCCTCGGTCTGGACCGACATCCCGCGAGTTGCGAACACGGCCGCCGAACGCCTCGGCTACCCAACCCAGAAGCCCGAGGCCCTGCTAGAGCGGATCATCCAAGCATCGAGCAACGAGGGCGATCTTGTGCTTGACCCGTTCTGCGGGTGCGGGACCACCATCGCCGTTGCCGAGCGCCTGAAGCGGCGATGGATCGGCATAGACATCACCTACCTTGCCATCACCCTCATGCGGACCCGTCTCCGGGATACCTTCGGCCCCAACCTCTCCCCGTATGAGGTGATCGGGGCTCCTACGGACCTCGAAGGGGCAAAGGCCCTGGCCCAAGAGGACCGCTACCAGTTCCAGCTATGGGCGCTCGGGCTAGTGGAGGCGCACCCGTACCAAGAGGCGAAGGGGGCAGACAAGGGAGTGGACGGGGTGATCAGGTTCTTCGATGACAACTCGGGCAAGGCGAAGAAGATCATCGTCCAGGTGAAGAGCGGTGGTGTACAGCGGGGAGACATCGCGAAGCTCGGCCACGATACCGACCGCGAAGGAGGGGTGATCGGGGCGTTCGTGACTCTTCAGGAACCGACCGAACCGATGAAGACAGAGGCCGCAAGCGCGGGGTTTTATGAGGCGAAGGCGTTGGGGAAGAAGTACCCCAAGATCCAGATCATCACGATTGCCGAGCTACTGTCCGGCAAGGAGCTACAGTACCCACGGCTTGACGTGGCCACGTTCAGGAAGGCCCCGCGCAAGGCGAAACGGGTACACGAGGACCTTGGGATAGAGTGGGAGGAGGACTTTCCCAAACCAGATTCCCAGAAAGAGGACGAAGAAAGGAGGAGGCCCGAAAGAGCAGAGGAAAGACACGAAAGGGCTTGACAGGAGGAAGGCAACTTGCTACAGTCGGAAACGGTTTGGCAGACCACAAGCTGATGGGGAGGCGACATGGACGATGGGGGAAGCGTAGCAGTATCAGACAGGGATCAAGGAATAGCCCTGAAGCTCCATCAGGAAGCGCAGGAGCTTCGGTCGTCTGTAGGTCGGGGGCTCTACGAACTGGCCTTTCGGTTGTTCATAATCCACAGGTACGAGCTATGGAGACACGTTGATCCTGATCTCCGAAGCTGGGAGGAGTACGTTGAGGTCTACAGGTTCGGAGACTGGGCACGGGGCAAGCAGTTTGCCCTCATGGGGCAGGTAAAGGACCTCGTTCTCCCGGCTCTTTCGGGCAACGGGGAGCCTCCACCCGAACCAGAGAACCTGTCCAACTGGTTGGACAAACCCGAAGTAGGGACGATCATGGAGCGGGTGTCCAGGCCAGGTTGGAGCAAGGCAGAGATTGTCCGCCCAGCCGTTCGCAAGGGACTCGTATCTCTGGACGAGGCACTTGCAGACGCAGAGACTCTAGGTCGCAAGGACCTGATGCGGAAGTACGACTCCATGATCGCACCGGAAAAGCCTCGCGTCCAATCGTGCTTTGACTGCGTGAACCTGCACCGTGGGGACCCGGCGAGAGGAGACAAGCTACAGGTAGTAACTGGGCACGGTCAGACGATCCCGCTTCATGGGATGGACTTCCGGTACTGCCCAAAGATGAGTAAGGCGTGGGCAGGCAGAGAAGGACGCGCCATGATAGAGCGGGAAGCCGAGGAGGCAGCCAAAGGGTGTCCAGGGTTTGACAACGGAGAGTTACCCAAGACGCAGGCCAAAGGGGAGTAACAGATGACCAAGAGACCGCGCAGCTTTGGTCACATCACCCCTAAGGGGACGCCCCGGCCAAGCTTCAACGGGGTGAAGTTCCGATCGAAGTCTGAGTGTGCGGTAGCCAAGGCTCTTGAGACACTGGAATGGGAATGGGAGTACGAGCCTCAAGAGTTCGAGTTCGTAAACATACGTCGCGGGAACCGATTCTACAGACCCGACTTCAAGGCGTGGCGCAAAGGGGCACCGGAGCACTACCGCTGGATCGAGGTCAAAGGGTACTTTGATGCCCCGTCTCTCACGAAGCTCAGAAGGTTCGCTCGGTACTACCCGCACGAGGCCTGTAGGTTGACTCTGATCACGGATTCCAAGATTGACGCGCTATTCACCGAACCGTGCTTCCGATCGCTCTTGGACAGCGAAGACGTCGAGTACTGCCCGGAAATCTGGAGTCTAAAACGGATGGAGAAGCTTGGGGGTGGAGTGTGACCCGGACGAAAGACAGTTTGACGCTCGCCTGGGAGAGAAACGAACCTGCCGTGAGGTTGAGGTACCCGCACCTAACCGATGCTGACCTCCGAACGTTGGAGAGGCTGAAGGTCGTTCCCTTGGCAACGGGGGAGCTGGTGCCTGGGCCGGAGACCGTGCTCGAGATGTACCGGGCATCGTTCCGTGGCAGGAGGAAGAAGCTGGACGATGAGGAGACAGGAGATGTGCCCGTCGTGTAACCGGGCCAGAGAAGTGGGCGCCGCGAGAGCCACTGCAAGCCCCACCTTAGCACCGGCGAGGGGCCGTGGTGGGCCCCGTCGGGACCGAATCCCGACAACCTCTATGGCAATCAGTAGAGGGTATGGGGAATGGGTTCGATTCCCATCCCCCTCGCTAGAGGCCCTACCCACCGGTGCCTTCCACAGTGGGGGCCGTGGCAGGGAAGCCTACGAGTGAGGCGTGGGTCCTGCCCGGCCCCCACACTAGACGAAGGAGAGGAGGAGTCATGCGAGAGGACGAACACGGGAACCTGATCCTAGACGATGGCACGTTCATTCCTGAGCGGGAGAGGCAGAGATCAGAGGTGTACAGCCGGTGCGTGGGGTATCTCAGGCCTGTCGAGGCATGGAACAATGGCAAACAGGCCGAGTTCGCAGACCGGAAAGTATTCCGTGTAGAGATCCCAGAGAAGTGTGGCGAGTGTGATTGTTCGGGTACCTGTTCAGGCCAAGCCTAGAGCAGGGATGGAGGGGAGATGATCCTCAACGACCGACAGATCATCGAACTGTGCCAGGGCGACAAGCCCATGATCGCCCCGTTTGAGAAAAAGCAGTGTGGAAAGCCTAGCTACGGCCTGGGATCCTTCGGGTATGACATCAGGCTGGGGTGCAGATTCCTGGTGCACAAGTTTGGTGCAAACATCGTGCTCGATCCAAAGAAGTTCCCAGAGGACTTGTACACGGTGTACGAGGCTGAGAGACACTTTGACATCGCCCCGCACGCCAACGTCCTCGCGGAGAGCGTGGAATACTTCATCATGCCCGAGGACGTTACGGGCCTGGCCTTCGGGAAGTCTACCTATGCCCGTTGCGGTCTCCTCTGTAACCTAACACCACTGGAGAGTGGGTGGAAGGGGCGGCTCACGATCGAGCTTGCAAACCTATCTCCCTTGCCGATCCGGCTGCACATCGGTGAGGGGATTGCACAGGTGGTTTTCCACAAGGGGGAGCGCCCACTGCGAACGTATAGCGAGAAGGAGGCGGGTGGCGTGTACCAAAACCAGTCGGGCGTAACGCTTCCTAGGTAGGAGGCAAGATGAAGGGAAAGAGAGGGGTTGGGACCGGGGAAACGTGTGGAACATGTGGGAACTATGCCGGAGGGTACTGTCATAGCATTGCCCACGTGCGGGATCTTGGCAGGAAGACGAGAGCATTGAGAATCCGAGTAAAGACGGAGGAGCTGGGGTGCATGTACTGGATGCCGATAGAGAGGAAACCGAGGGGAAGCGATGCAAGTTGATCTCCTGAGCGTTACACAGAACGCGGAGAGGTTGATCGCTGAAGCGGCCCGCGTTTCCCGTCGGAAGGACGGGTTGAGCTGTAGCGTGGACAAGGACAGGGCAACGATCCGCAAGCTCATCTCCTCTGGTCACGAGTCTGTACTCGAGCACGCCTCTGCGACGTTCCTGGTGGAGGGGATCAGCCGGGCTTGCCTGGCGCAGTTGACCCGGCACAGGTTGGCTTCGTTCACCGTGGAGAGTCAGAGATACGTAAATCCTCTCGGTGGAGATCAATGGGTAGCTGTTGAGGTGCCACGGACGCTCGATGCAAACGCCTACGGTATCTTTCTCGAGTCCGTGCTATCGGCACAGCAAGCGTACAGCCAGCTTATTAGGATGGGAGTGCCGATCGAGGACGCGAGGTACGTGCTTCCCCAGGCGATGCCGACGCGCCTGGTGGTCACGGCGAACTTCCGAGAGTGGAGGCACATCATCAGTCTTCGAACTGCACCCGAGGCACAATGGGAGATCCGTGAGCTGGCCAGGTGGATTCAGGAGATCCTCGTGAAAGAGGCTCCGAGCGTGTTCGAGGACTTGAGACCAGGGGAAGGGCATGAGTAAGGATCAGGACATACGCCAGGTGAGCTACGAAGAGGCCCTCGCTATTCTCGGGGACTCTTCGGATCTCATGCGTCACGACGATGGGAACGTTCTGTGGTATGCCGGAGAGGGGTGCTGCGGAGCGGTGTCATTGCTGTACGGTGGGCGTACTGCACGCTTGCGCTCAATCTTTGTGCGCCCAGAGCTTAGAGGGCAAGGTATCGGCACGCGCCTGACCGAGCACTTGATCTCTATCGCTTCCCAACTGAGCGTCAGACGCATTGACGTTATAACGTATAATCCTGCGTTCTACGCAGAGCGTGGGTTCGTTGAGAGGCGGAAGCAGTCGTACAAGGGCAAGGACGTTTGGGTGATGGAGATGACCCTACATGGGAGAAGGCACTAAGCTCCGGCTGTACAATAGCTACAGAAACGTGAACGTCCTCGAAGCCGCTAAGGAGCGGATGCGATTCATCTTCGAGGAGTTCCCTGTAGTGATCGCAAGCGTTAGTGGCGGGAAGGACTCTACCGTAATCTTCCACCTGGCGCTCGAGGTGGCTCGTGAGCTCGGGAAGCTACCGTTGCGGGTTCTCTTTGTAGATCAAGAGGCAGAGTGGGCTCATACCCTAGACGTGATCCGGGAGACGATGTATCACCCGGACGTTATCCCCATGTGGTATCAGATGCCGATCGTACTCTCGAACGCGACCTCCAAGACTGAGATATGGCTAAAGTGCTGGGACCCCGAGCAGCGGGAGCTATGGATACACGAGCCGGACCCGATCTCGATCAAGGAGAACAGGTACGGGACAGATCGGTTCAAGGACGTCTTCGGGGCCATCTTGGACACCGAGTTCCCTACGACCCCGGCGGCCTACTTGGTCGGCATACGCATCGAGGAATCGCCTAACAGGAGGATGGGCCTAACGACCTACGCGACATATAAGTGGGTGACATGGGGCAGCGTGCTGAACAAGAGGCTTCAGCACTTCTCCTTCTCGCCGATCTACGATTGGTCCTATACAGACGTCTGGAAGGCTATCCACTCGTACGGCTGGCGGTACAACAAGATCTACGACTATATGTTCGCGTACGGCGTACCTGTCAAAGCGATGCGGGTGTCAAATCTGCATCACGAGACGGCAGTGAATGCCCTATTCTACCTTCAAGAGATAGAGCCCGACACGTATGCGCGGCTAACGAGGAGGCTCAGGGGGGTAGACGCTGCGGGCAAGTTTGGTGCAGAGGACTTCTTCGTAAGGGAGCTGCCGTTCATGTTTTCATCGTGGAGGGAGTACCGAGACTACCTTCTCGAGCACCTACTGGACAATGACCCGGATCCGGTTAGGGCAAAGGGATTCAAGGAGAGGTTCCGCAAGAGGTTCGCTCAGGACGATGCGAGGTGGGGGGACATCGCGGGGGACGCCCTTACTAAGGTTCAGATCGCGTCTATCCTTACGAACGACTGGGAGTTTACTAAGCTAAACAACTTCGTGCTGTCCCCGCAGGTTCATCTTCGTGCTAAGATGGAGCGGGGCGGACGTCCAGCATGGGAAGATGAAGAGGATAAAGAGAGCCTCAAGTCTAAGGAGGCGAGCCTTGGAAAGCCCGATGCCTAAGCGAGATCACCCGGTTAGCCACATCCGCTGGGTGCCGCTAGAGAAGGTAGTGGCGAACGACTACAACCCCAACAGGGTTGCACCAAACGAGATGAGGCTCCTCTACACGAGCATCAAGGCGGACGGGTACACTCAACCCGTTGTGACGTACTACGATGCCGAGCGGGACATGTACATCATCGTAGACGGTTTCCACAGGTACTTGGTGTGCAAGACGTACCCGGACATCCGGGAGTCTACAGGGGGGCTTCTGCCCGTGGTGGTGATTGACCGTCCGTTGAACGACAGGATGGCCTCGACAATCCGGCACAACCGGGCCAGGGGGAAACACGCGATCACCGGCATGGCGAACATCGTGTTCCAGATGCTTGACGGGGGATGGACAGAAGAGCAGATTTGCAAGGAGCTTGGGATGGAGCACGACGAGCTGATCCGTCTCAAGTACATCACCGGCTTTGCCAAGCTGTTCGAGAACGTGGAGTACCGGAAGGCCCTCGAGACGCGTCGGCAGATCAAGCTGCGAAAGGACTGGGAGGCTGCGCATGGAACTGGAACCGCTGGAAGTAAAGATGATCAACCTGGCGGCGATCAAGCCGTACTGGAAGAACCCGAGGAAGATCAGTGACGCTGCGGTAGACGCTGTAGCTGAGTCTATTCGGCGGTACGGCTTCAACGTCCCGCTGGTCCTTGACCGGGACCTCACGATCATCTCCGGGCATACACGGTATCGGGCTCTAAAGAAGCTCGGGGCAACGGAGGCGGCCTGCGTCATCTTGGACCTTGACCCGCGTAAGGCTCAGGAGTATAGGCTTGTGGACAACAAGGTTCACGAGATGACCTCGTGGGACTTCGATGCGCTAGCGGTTGAGCTCAGGGAGCTCGATTGGAAGGGTATGGAGCTATACTTCCCGGATGTGGACAAGCTTGTGGATATCTCGGTTGGCCTACCGAAGACTGCGACGGGAGGCATAGAGGACTACGGCATCGGGTTCTCGCGAGACGGTCAGGAGGAGCGTGACCCCGCTAACATTCAGAAGCGGAACGAGAAGGACATAGGCAGCTACATTGAGGTCATGTGCCCGGAGTGTGGCGCGGTGTTCGCTGTGACCCGAGACGAGATCGAGCGGGAGCTAAAGACAGCGGCAAGGCAGGCTGAATGACCGAGCAAGATGAAGGCGCTGTGGCGTCGGGGCCCTCCGAGGGTAGAAGCCCGGAGGAGCGCATAGACGCCTACATCGGGGCCGTGAGGTGGGTGGAAGCGAAAACCTGGCAGAGGACATTCCCTCACGAGTACACGATCCGGGAATGGGCCCCGGAGCGGGAGGAGGACTTCATCTTCTTCGTGAAGTACATCCGTGAGAACGGGCGTGTCGAGCCATTCTTTAGCAAGCGCTACACCTACCTACGTTGGCACGACGGGTACAAGTACTGGACGCTAGGCAACCCGATAGAGAGCACTAATGTGATCAACCGTGCCATGCCGGGGAGAGATAGGGGGGCATAGGGATGCCCAAAGCGATTGCGCCTGGTCTGATTGAGGCTGTCCGAACAGAGTACGTCACGGCTGTGACGCGACCGCGCCTTCAGGACCTCGCGGCCAAGTATAACATCGGCTACCGGACTCTAGCGAGGTACTCTAGGCTCGGGGAATGGACCAGGCAGCGCGATGAACACTGGAGGACAGTCGCTCAGGGGCTTGAGAAGAAGAACGAAGAGGAGGCGCACCGGATCGCAGAGGCGGAGATGAGCGAGAAGGAGCGGACGCTTAGGATGCTCCGCTTTATCCGGGACGGGCTCCTCCGAAGCTTCCAGGAAGGTATTACCCGGATCGTTATCACCGGTAACCTCGACGAAAAGGACGTCGCTAAGATCATTGAGCGGTGGGACAAGATGGCAACCGAGGACATCGCTAAGTTTGTAACGTCCATACCGAGGGCCATCGCCGAGACGGTAAGAGCAATTGAGCTTGTTCAGGGATCCCGTACGACTATTGAGGGGAGGATCTCGCTAGATACCCTAGAGACCTCTCCGGCAGAGCTGGCCGGAATGGTTATCAACGCGCTTATCGCTCACCGTGGAGCCCTGGACGGGGATCAAGGGGTAGGCGACGGGGAGGACGATGAACCCAACGGCTAGCTCCCTCCAAGATATTCAAGATATTATCACCGAGGACTACATCACGAGGGCCATGGCTAGCGATGGCCACCTCACCAAGGTCGCGGTAGAGTTCATGCGGCAGTGCGCGCTCTCTAACCCATGGTACTTCATCTCCTCTATCCTTGGCTATCACCTGGAAGAGTTCCACAAGCGTTGGTTCGCCCATCAGGACACCTACAAGAAGACGGTACTCCTAGCACCACGTGGGCACGGGAAGTCCACGATCTGCGACGTCTCCTTCATTCTCTGGAGGATCATTCACAACCGTAACATCAGAATCCTCATCGCTTCCAAGACTACCCGTCAGGCTGTTCTCTTTCTCTCGGAGGTCCGTCAGCACATTGAGCGTAACTCCCGCTTCCGGGACATCTTCGGGGACTGGGTGAGTAGGGAGGAGTGGAACGTGGCACAGGTCCGCCTACCCAGGGACCGCATCATGAAGGAGCCCACCATCACCGCCATCGGTATCGGTAGCTCCCTCCCCTCGTGGCACTTCGACATGATCATCGCCGACGACCTGCACGACCTGGCTAACAGCCGGACTCCAGGACAGCGGGAGGCGGTGTGGCGATGGTTCGAAGGGACCATGCTTCCGACGCTTGAGCCGCATGGGGAGCTTCACGTTCTAGGCACGCGTTGGCACGCCGATGATGTTTACGGGCGACTCATAGCAAAGTCCGCAGAGGCTAAAGCTGCAGGGCAATCCTCCGGGGCCTACGAGGTCTTAGTAGAGAAGGCGATCATCTCGGAGGGGCCAACCCCCGACCAGTGTCAGGTGCTATGGCCGGACTACATGCCCTACGAGAAGCTTGTGGGCATCCGTCACGAACAGGGTCCGGCCATCTTCTCCCTACAGTATCAGTGTTCGGCAGAGGGGGCGTCCTTGGAGGGTGCGGTCTTCAATCATGCTGACTTTAGGATACTTACCGAGGACACTCAGAAGGCCAGGAAGCAATGCGTGTACGTTGCCCAAGGGTGGGACTTGGCAACCGAGGGGAAGGATCTGAAGGGCGAGGTTGTAGGGGAGGAGATCCGCACCAACTACACCGCCTGCGTAACAGTAGGATTGACCAAGGACAACGAGTTCATCGTGCTCGACTGGTACCGTGGCCGACCGGGTTTGATCGGTCAGGTAGAAGAGGTTCAGGCACAGGCTGCCAAGTGGGACCCGGACGTTGTCGTGATGGAGAGCGTGGCCTATCAGAATATCCTAACGCAATACATGCGTAAGAGCACAGGACTACCGATCGTCCCCGTGATACCCCAGCGGGACAAGGTGGCTAGGGCATGGAGGCTGCAACCATACGTCGAGGAGAAGCGGGTGCTGATTCCTCTAGCCCACATCGGGCTAAGGGACATCTTGAGCTCGTTCCCATTGGGAGAGGAAGATGACTCCGTAGACGCCTGGATGCACGCGATGGACCGCGTGGTGATGTTCGCACGCGGGAAACAAACGGGGCTTATCCGAAAGGGACTCGGTCAGCAACGGAGGGGCATGTGAACGCGGAGAACATGCAAGAACCTACGGAGGAGGAGCTTTCAGACGATGCACTTCGTGTCCGGGCGCTCGTGGCGGATCGGAAACGACTGGGATACAAGGGAGGGCGCAAGCCGACCACTCACCTCAATGAACTCATCAAGGCAATAGATGCTCTGGGAAGGGAACCGACAGAAGATGAGATCCGCAGGCTGGCGTGGCGGTTCTCGGAGACATATACGGTCGTGGAAACAGCGGTGAAGTTCAGACGGGAGAGGACTCGCCACGGAGCCAAGCGTCTTGGCTCCAAGCAGCAAGTGAACTGTGGAGGTGGCAATGAAGTCTGAGGGTGCAATCCTGATCGAGGTCAACGGCGTGAGCTACCTAGCATTCCCTATCACTACAGGAGAGCCAGCAGAGCAAGGCTGGGCCCCATGCCCCCTGTGTGGAGGGGAGGTGCGGAGAGGCGAGCAAAGGGTGCGGATCGTGGAGGAAAACCGGGAGACGGTGTACCCGTCCGTTGACTGCAACTGTGGCCTGAGCCTATGCGCACCAACCGAACAGGAGCTTTACCGGAGATGGCATAGGAGAGCACGATGACCGGCCTGACGGTATCCCTGTTCCGACGGCTTCGGAGGAAGCGGTGGCGATGTGACATCGTTGCCTGGATGCGGGACGACAAGAAGCTGACCTTTCACAACGTTCTCCGCGTGAGCAAGGTTCGATGGGACAAGGGCGAAAACGCCACCGCTCTGAAGATCATCTGGTCGGATTCCAATGAGCACGTGGGATATGTACCGATGGACGGTATCCGAACGCTAACGGAGCTATGGACACCGAGGTCGCCGCTTCGCAATGTTCGGGATCGGATAGGCATGTAGGAGGACAAAGATGCCAGAGGGCGTGGAACAGTTATCGGCCAGGGTTCTCTCTGGTAAAGACCTGCAAGACATCGGTGCCCTGTGCGCTCGGTGGGACCTCTTCTTTGAGGCAAGCCATGGCAACTTGGATGCCGTGTACGAAGCGTTCCATGAGCGCTGCGTGAGAGAAGGCATGGTATTCCCGCGCCAGCGGTTCGTGTACCTGAACAAGATCGCTACCATCGTTCGGAAGAGGGCAGAGACTATCCCGTCGGAGTTTCAGTTCACCGCAGAGAACTACCCGGCAGTACAGGCATGGCTTGATGAGTGGGCGAACAGCCCGTCATTCGGTAGAGGGGAGAACCTCTGGGCGTCCTTGCCGGGGTGGAATCTATGGCTTGAGCGTCACGGGAATCTCATCCTAACGATCAGCCGGGTGGGCGGGCAGGTATACGTGACGTGGAGATCGCCCCGTGGCGCAAACGTCTACGTTGACCCGGACGATACCACGAAGGAGATGGCGTGGAGCTTTGAGTGGACAGAGACTGCCGAGACAGCCTCCCCGGAGGGTGGAGGTACCCAGCGTATTGTGAAGAGGGTTCGGGAATGGATTGACACTAACATATGGCAGCGGTACGAGGACGGCGAGCTGGTCTGGGAGAACGTGCACAACCTAGGCTGGCTACCCGTAGTCCATGTCGCCGTGAACGGGCGGGAGGGATCACCCTGGGGCCAGTCCGTGATCGAGGAGTTGATCGAGCCCCAGCTCATGCTCGCAGCCGTTTGGTCAACGATCAGAGAGGTGAACGTGTGGGCCGGGTGGCCCGCATTCGCAGGGTCTGTGGATCCTACCCTGGCCGACCTATCGCCTGGTGGGTACTCGGTTGATCCCGAGTCAACCTTGAGAGCAATCACGTGGCCCACGAACATCGGAAGCCTGCAATCGGAACAAGAGCAGTACATCCAAGACCTCTACGAGAAGGGGCGGGTCACCTACAAGGGGCCCGAGGCCCTGACCGCAGCCGGTAGCATCCCAAGCGGGAAGGCGATTCTCATGCTGACCCAGGACGGGATTCAGTACGTCCAGGGCGTTGTGGGGGTGCTGGAGGAGAAGATGGCCGAGCTTCTCTACAAGGGGGCCGCTCTAGCCGGGAAGGTTCGGTACAACTCCGAGAATAGACCTGTAAGCGTCAGCTACCCGCCGATCAAGACGGACGATCAGCAAACAGTGACTGCCAGGGCGCAATTGCTACTTATGGCGCATGAGAAGAGGATTCTGACCCGGAAGAGGACGATCCAAGCCCTCTTGGAACTCGGTGTACTACCGTTTGAGGAGAGCCCTGATGACCTCGTGAGGGAGGTAGAGCAAGAGGATGCTGCAGGGTTCGCGGAGATGGCGACAATGATGGGTATGAACATGGGAGGAGAGGCATGACAGTATCGGGCTGCAATGGCATCGTCGGGGAGCTTGAGGTCAAACTGGCGGAATGCCATCTGGAGCTTGTCGAGGCCTTGGAGACTCTTCTCGTGAGCTGTTCACACGAAGAGGACGGTTGGCTCGACACGATGGGGCATCCCGGTGCGGTGTGGGCTGGGGAGAGGCTTGTGGGAATGGGCCTGTGGGAGCGAAGGACCTTCTTCAAGGGAGGCGCGGGGATGGACCGGCAGTGGTACCGTAAAATTGCAGGTCCTGATATGGGGCAATACAGGGGGTGAGAACGGTGCAGTTCGTGCTGATGGGAGCGGGGATCGTTACGAGCCTGGTGGGGACCGGGCTCAAGGAAAAGATCGTGGACAGGATCGGAGTGGTGGTCTTCGCCATTGGGTTTGTCTGGTGGGTGGCCACGTGGTTGTGAGGCGTGCCAAGGAGGCGAGATGGACATCCTGCTCATGGTGGCGGGTGCGGTCGTGTGGTACCTCGGAAAGAAGGGTGAGAGCACGGCCCTCCGCGTGCTCGGTGGGCTAATCATCGCGGCGGGCGGGGTATGGGCCGTGTGTGGCTTGATCGTAGGATGTTCTATCATGGCAACCCTATAGAGGAATCGTGGGCGTCAACGCACTGATCGCAAAGCAGGTTCTTCTTCGGCGGGCCAAGATGGTCCGTGTGGAGAACCGCGTGGTACAAGAGCTTCTGGACAAGATGGCGGAGGTCCGGGGCCGTGTCATGGACGGGCTGGCCTCCATGGAGTCATCTCCAAGCGCTGTACCTCTTGGGAAAGCTACGATTGACCTGGCGTTCAAGACCGGTCAGAAGGAGATCACGAGTCTCCTGAGCGAAAGACTCTCCGAGATCGCTTCCGCAGAGTATGCGTTTCAACTCCGGACGCTCACCAGGTATATCCCAGAGGGGGCGAGGGCTCGGGTGATGGGTGGCGAGTTCAACCGTGAGCTGCTCCGTGTCCCGGTCGGTGGGGTAACCTACGAGGAGGCCGTCGGCAGGATGTTCGATCGGCTAAAGGTCGGGGTGGACACCGAGGTGCGACGGTCGTGGGCGGAGGGGTTCCAGAAGGCCCTGGAACGTGGAGAGAGCCCAGCCATGGCACAACGGACGGCCACCGCTGCCATTGCAGAGACTGGAGTTGACCTACGAAAGATACAGGACCTTCTGAGCGACAAGGCCGGGAAGCAGATTGACACCATCGTTCGGACTCACACACAGGCTGCCATAGATCAGGCCACCCGGCAGCACCACCGTGAGAATGCGCACCTGCTACGGGGAGAGGAGTGGTGTGCGACTCTGGACGTCAAAACGTGTCCAGTGTGCGCTGGATTGCACGGGAAGCAGTGGTTCTATGAGGGTAGCCCGTCGGTTGAGGAAGCGCCTTCCATTCCCATCCATCCCGCGTGTAGATGCGCCCGTCTCCCCGTCGTTTCAGAGGAGATTGATCCCAACCCTGCACCAGTTGCGAGCTACGAGGAGTGGTTCAAGGGGCTTACACCAGAAGAGCAGAAGGAGATCCTGGGGCCGTCGCGGTACAACCTATGGCAATCGGGAGAGGTTGATCTCAAAGAGATGGTGTCGAGCGACTATCGGGTTCTCACCTTGGAGGAGCTGGAGGGTAAGGCTGGCGAGGGGGCTGCAGGGGCAGACTTCCTTGACAGGTATAAAGAGCTCTATGACGAACAATTCAATAATGCTCTAGCCCAGTGGTACGCAGAGAATCCTGGGAAGGAGCCCGACTACCTGGACCTTGACATCAACCCCAACCAGGTGAACCCGGTGGTAGATGCGGAGATCGGGGCAAAGCTCGAGAGTCTATTCGCAGCCCAGGTAGAGAAGGCGACGTACGAGCAAGCCCTTGCAGTTCAGGAATACTGTGGCCTCGGATTCGGTCCAATCAACCGCGCACTCAGGAGTGGATATATCGGGACCGGGTCCACAGCTGATACAATCGAGACCCTAAAGAGGACATTCCGTAGCGTCGAGGGGTGTCGGGAGCCCGTGTACGTTTATCGGGGTGTCATGGAGGCTGCGCCACTGGCCGAGGCCATGAAGGTCGGAGCGGTCTTTGCTGATCCAGGGTTCGTGAGTACGTCTCTCGATCCTTTGATTGCCCGTGGCTTCTCCGGGAAGAACGCCCCTATAATGAGGATACGTCTTACAGAAGGCACCAAAGCAATAGCCCCGGACGTGTTCCTCAAGTCGTACCCATCCATCCGCGAGTCCCTACTGAGAGAGAACGAGGTAATCCTACAACCTGAAACGAAGTTCAGGGTGATAGGCCTGTCCAGCGAGGTTGACCCCGTGTTACAGAGGAGGATCTTGGACGTGGAGGTGATCCCGTGATGCCGGAGCGAGGCGAGTCGGATCAGAATAGGTTCGCGTGGAAGCCGGGAGACTGGAAGGAGTGGCTGTGCGGGACCTGCATTCACTGGAAGGATGGCAGGGTTTGCGCAGCGTATCCGAACGGGATGCCCGATGAGATATGGAACGGTGATGTAGACCACCGAAGGCCATATCCTGGTGATCGGGGGATCCAGTACAAGGGGAAGTCGTGACTGCCATCCTGAACGAGGTGCGACGGCTGCTTGCTGACGGTCTAACCGTGGAAGGGATCGCGGCGCGCCTGAACGAGAACCCGATTGACGTGGAAGGATACATCAGACAGGTGACACACGAGTGCCTCTGGGATCGCGTGGGCGAGGCAGAGAGGAGGACTGTACTGATGTTAGAGGGTACTGTTCACACGGCTACGCTAGCTGATGCCTTTGGGAGAACAAGACAGGGGCTCAAGAGGTTCCGGTCGCGGATGGGCCCGAGAGGGGTATGCCCGCAGTGTGGAGGGGCCTTGAGCGCACTCGGTAGACCTACGGTGGCCGCCAGGGAGTCGTTCGGTGAGGTGCAGTGGGTAGAGAGGTGCAACGGATGCGGACGACGCTTCCTTATCCGATGCAACTGGACAGAGTTGACCCAACCGTGCTGATCCGATAAGATGAACAGGACGTGAGGGGTCCTCTGATCCTTCCTTCCCACCCTAATCACCTCCAGGGCCCCTCACGTCATCTCGCTTGTCAAGCAACTGTCCAACCTGTTGGACAACCCCTGTAGCCTCCGTTCGTCGTGTCTGTTCTGGGGACATCTTGGCGTTTCCGTAGGGGTCGGAGATCCTCCGATGGCTGGGATGGGCGGTGAGGCATGGAGCACCGGGAATCGTGCCGCGACCATACTCGCCTCCTTCGGGGTATATTCCCGGTGCTCCTCCGGCCCTCCATCCTACAAGGAGGCGGTTGTGGACGAGATGAGATGGCAGTTCGTGCGGAACCACGCCCCCTTCCAGCGGGCTTTCCTGCTGAAGGACGGCACTAGGGTTGTCTTGGACCCTGGTGTGAACAGGCTGCCCAGGGAGGTAGTGGAGAAGCTGGAGAAGGACCCGAGGTTCACCCAACTTCTGTCAGTAGGAAACAAAGAGGGGCGATCCGTCGGAGTCAGCATCGTGGAGGGGCCGGATTTTCTGCGCCTGGTATCGCAAGTGGAGTCTGGAGAGGTTAGCCTGAACTCGATCAAGTACGTTCAGGAGCGGGTCAAGGTGATCGAGAAGATCAACGACCCCATAGCGCTCCGGAAACTCTTGGAGGGTTCCACGAGCGTAACGGTAAACCGTGCGATTACCGCTCGGCTCAAGCAGCTCGAGCGTTACTAAGGGAGGAAGCAATGGCAGATCAAGAGAAGGGACAAGGGCAGGCCGGGGTTGAGGGCGTGGGCACTCAACCGAGGACTGGTACCGAGGACCAAGGCACGCAGGAGCAGGCCGACAAGGTGACGCTCACGACAGCGGAGCTTCAGAGCCGCA